ATTACGCTCCTTGAAAATCGCATTTGGGTGTTCGAAGTTCGGTTCTCGTTAATAGGGTCTTATCAACCTTATTGGTGAGATTTGTCCTCGTTTTTGACGAAGACGGGAAACGTGAGATACCGTTAGGGTCTCACATTTATATACACCTACCTAGGAGTTATTATGGGAATTGTTGATCGTATGCAAACGCATACACCATCTCCAAGACCGCGTTACAGAACACGTGGAAGTTTTCAGCCTATCGTTGGCACCTATATTAGCACTGATGACACCTGTTCTTCTGGTGTTACCACTGTTGATTTGGGTGCCATCGCATATGCTGGAGAAGTTCATGAGTTCTGGGACATGGTTACCCCTAATTTCTTCAAGAGAAGTGCTGCGGGTGAGTTAATTACTAATCCGCTTAGGAGTCTGCGTGAAAGCCAAACTGTATCCGGCAATTTTGCCCAAGGTACGAATTCGGCTAATTCATGTAGTTCTCCTATTAAGCATCGCAGCGTCAACTTACTCGGTCCGCAAGCCTACTGGAGGATTACTGAAACACCTCTAGGAGATCATGCATTCCGATTAGGTAAGCCGCCTTCTCTCGTTTCTGATTCCGAAATGAAATCAGCAACTGAGGTTGCTACTACTGCAGCATGGTCGAAGTCTACTCAACACAATGCTGATATCTTAGTCGATATCGCAGAGTTTGGGCAACTTCTAAGAATGCTTCGTGATCCTATCCAAACCTCGAGCACTCTTCTTCGAAAAATCAATTCAAAGAAGCGTGGTGCAAAAGGTATTGGAAGTCACGATGTTGTTGACTATGCAAACAGTTTGTGGCTACAGTATCGCTTCGGGATTCGTCCCTTAGTGTCATCTGTACAAGGTGTCATCAAGGCGATAGACCGTGTGGTGGCAAAGAAGCGTCAGACTCATCGTGGTTCTTACTACGTTAAGAAAGACTCTTTAGTGTCAGCACACTTCATAGGTAATCCTTTTTCCCTCGATTATACCATGTACCATACGGATGAGGTAATTATTCGTACGGGCCTGGTAATTGAGGATGAGGTTACATTTAGCCAATCTCTTGGAGTTGATGCGAGTGGTATACTCACATTACCTTGGGAGCTTGTCCCTTTCAGCTTCGTAGCTGATTGGTTTGCTAATGTAAATTCTTACCTAGGAGCTCTAGCGCCATATCTGATGAAAAGTCCCTTGTCTAAATGGGTAACAACTGTTAGACGTAGCAGTACATTATTTAATGTTACGTCTACTCAGGTGCCGCCCACTTGGTCATTGCAGAGGTCAGCCGTTGAGACCAGATCATGTACCTTTGAAGAAAAGATACGTTCACCTGGTCTTCCCGGTCCCTCGATAGCGTTCAAGCCTCAAGCTCTCTCTAGGATCTCAAAAGATCTTAGGGTAGTTGATGCTTTCGCGCTACTTCAGAAGCAGTTTGCAAAAGTTTTTATGTCCTAATCGGGACACTGACTTTTACAATGCTGTGCAATAATCACTAAGGAATATTCCTTATGGCTTTAACTGTCAATGCAAAAACGTTCACGGCTGATAAATTCAGTCCGGACAACATCGGGTACTTTGGCCCGGCTCACACTGCAAGCGTGAAGGATGATATCCAACTCGCGCGCGTGTCAGCCAAGCCTACGACGTTGTTCAGTGGCGTTGCCCGTTCCTCTGCTAAGCTTACAAGGACGTTGACGTTGACTGGTTCGCTTACCCCTACCGGGGAAGCGATTGTCCAGATCAACATCTCCGCACCTGTAGGCTTCGCCGGGGCAGATATTGACAGCATGCTGAACGATCTCGGGAGTTTTCTCTCGAGTGCCAGTGGAAAGCTTGTTGCGAAAAACCAGCAAATCTCGTTCTAAAGCGGAAAGAACTGACCAATTAAACCTCATCTACTCTAAGGCTGTGATTAAGATCGTCGCGATGGCTTTTGCCGTCGTGGCGTTCGTATCATTTCCTAATGCGTTTATGGGCTTGATTGATCGGGTCGTTTCCGTGATTAAAGCGAAATGAGCTGGTTTTAGCTTAACTTCCTAAGGTTCTTTAAGGAGGTTTTCTCTTTAAAGTGTCGTTCTTCTATCTTACATTATGTAAGATAGTTTCTTCTTCCTAGGAGTGCGTAATGTACCCCAAGAAAAGCGTGCTGAAACGTAAGGTTCAGAAGCTCAACCTTCAACTTGGAAAGGATCATTGGTTAATCTACCAAAGATTCATGGCCAAGGTGTTGGAGGATTATCCTGAAGAGGTGAAAGACAAGGTTCTCGGACTTATTCGTTCGAAAGACTTTGAAAAACTCCTCCAATGGGCTGACAATTACGAGAATTTAGTTCTCGATTCCCCGGCAGTTTCGCAATGGGGCGTTGATTTGAAAAGATCAACGAGTCAGTTGGTTGCACTTATTAAGAAGTACCCTTTTCCGGCTGATAATCTTAAGCCTTTTGCTCGAGACTCAGCTTGGGAAAAATTTCTTACAGCAGAAAACCGCTGTAGAAGGTACAACTTAAAGTTCCATCGCCTTGAAACTAAGACTTGGGACGCTCATAATGACATCTGTTTTCGGATGTCTAACTATATTTCTCATGTTATTGGCTTCAAACCCAATTTTGAGAAAATATATGAGCTGTGTAGCTTTGGTCCTGGGGCGTCAATAGGTGTCCACGGCAATTCCACCAACCTTGGCAAGAAATTGCTTTCGGAGAAGTGGACGTGTACTCCTAGTGCCCTTCCGTTCGCCTTATCTGCCTTAGCAAGAGATCAGCATATATGGGAATTATTAATCCCAAAACGTGCTGGTTATACTTGCTTTGACCCCGGTGAATTTCGTGAGAAATTCAAAGAGAAGATAGGGTTGGTACAACATAATAAAATTGTTTTCGTGCCAAAGACGACTTTGGTTGATAGAACTATCGCCGTCGAACCATTACTCAATGGGTACCTTCAGAAGGGTGTAGACTCTTTTATGAGACTATGCCTTAAGAGGGTATGTATTGATCTCTCAGACCAATCGAGAAATCAGCATCTTGCTTACCTGGGTTCTATACCAGGTCAGCTTGATCCCTTTGTGACCATCGATCTCTCGAGCGCTTCTGACAGTATATCGACAGAAGTAGTTAAGAGATTACTACCTTATGAATGGTTTATTTTCTTAAACCAATTAAGGTCGAAGCACTACACACTTGACGATAAGGTATTTACTCCTTACGAAAAGTTTGTATCGATGGGTAATGGCTTCTGCTTCCCTTTAGAAACGCTTATTTTTGCGTCTGTCTGTAGTTTATATTCAAAGCCCGGAGACTTTTCTGTCTACGGCGATGATATAATCGTAAGACAGTCCGTGTCATCACAGGTTTTGCAAACCCTATGGTGGCTTGGATTCCGACATAACCCTTTAAAGACCTTCTTGCGAGGGCCTTTTAGAGAGTCGTGTGGAGCAGATTGGTTTGAAGGTCGGAAAGTCCGACCAATAACACTTGATCATCCTCTTGATTCATTTCAGGAAATAGTCAAGTTTCATAATTTGTCTCTTCTCGAGGACTTTTGGTCCACGCGATTCACGCAAGTACGTGAGTACCTACGTGAGCTCATCCCAGAAGATGTCAGGCTCGTTCGCCCTTATAAGGGTAACGAATTTGGCGCCTTCGAAGTTGAGCTGGACATCTTTCAAGCCTCTCCTTTTTCATCTTGGGATAGATATTCCCAATGCTGGAAATGGTTAGAACTTGATCTGGTTGGAAGGCCTGATCGGTCTTTCAATCAGAATGATGACGGTTATAACACCGTGTTATTAATGGCTGCTCTCCGGGGTTCTCCCTCGAGTCAGCCATTTTCAAAACGTCGCGAGACGTCACGAACCATACGCCGAAAGGCGTATGCGGGAGCTCAATCAACTTGGCTCCCGCCTCTAAGGTAGGTGTAATACCTACTTTTTGAGGAATGACTCATTGCCCTCCTTCAACGTAAGTCTTAAGCTGTCTTTTATGAATGGGTCCTTTACCATTCGTGATCTATACCTAACGGTATAGGCAGTTCAAGCCGTTGATTTTGGTGGTCTTTAAAGTCAGTGGAGAACTTAACTGTTCACAAG